CTCCACAATTTTATTGACTCCTAAACCCCATGTAATATAATTCTAATATTGGTCGTTTCATTTGTCGCACAATGAGTCTTGTACTGAATTCGGCTCGGAAACGGTCTTCGATTGCGACTTCCCTGCATACTTAATTTTGTTTGCGTTGACTAGGAGCGCCGCGTCGGCCGCGGTGAAATGCACGTTCGCCACCGCTCCACCAACCTGGACCCGGGACTGCTGACCGAAATGCTCCTGGGCCCTGCGCTCGATGCGCCATGCAGCCGCTTGCCAAGTGCCCTTTTCTGCCGCCCTGTCAATGACTTCCAACGCGCGGGTGATGTGGAGTGACTCCGCTTTTTTTAAGCGTTCGCTGATGTGGGGCCTGGCGGACAGGAATGCTGATAGTGTGGACTTTGCGATTCCTAATAGGTCCGCAATCATTGCATATGGGAACCCTTTACTCAGCGCAGTCTCCACAATCGTGATGTGCTCCTCAGTAATCTTAGGCAATCCCCTGGCGCCTAGTTCAACGTCCGGGATGTAGTTGGGAACTTCATTCATGAGTCTGCGCTCTTTGTCCAGGCGCTTCTCATCCACCTTCTCAATCTTCTTCTCGGGTACGCGCAGCTTCATCCTGCGCTTCTTTTGCCTCGGCACTATGGCCGGGACCGGACTAGAGGCTTGTTCCGCGGGACTCGTAGTAGTTGGCGAGTCGCTGGAGTTTCCAGATGCATTCATTAACTAATGTCTCCCCAACTTCGTCGCTGCACTTCCTGTTGCAATTGGTAAGCAACTTCCAGAACGATGAGCATGTTGACTTGAGCTTAACGTTCTCAGCGATGATCGATTTAATTTTAGCTTCGTCTGCCACATGCAACCCTCCCGGTAGTTAGAAAACCCCGCGCCCGGGAACCACTTTCACCCCTCCCGGGTCGCAACCAATTCCCCAACCAACCCCCAGGAACTGGCTTTCGTGAACGTATTGCATCCAGGCCGACGCGCAAGTCTTTACTGTTTCGCCTATTCTTTCTGGTAAGAATCAAAAAGGCATATGGTAAAACTGAAAGACCCCCGCGGTTGGAGCGGTACCGCTAGCGAAGCGAAGCGGGGGAACTTTAGTTCCCCGCTCTAACAAGGGGTCATTTCACCATTATATATATATAAGGGGAACGAAATGGTGAAACAGAGTAGAACTTGGGTTTAACAGAGTAGGGCGAAATGGCTGTTTCTGGCCCTTTCGGGCTATGTTTCAGTCCAGTTTGATGGGTCGAAACCAACCACCGGGAGCTCTTTTCCGGCCCAATTCCTGTTCCCTTTAGGCGCCCCACCCTTCTTACCATTAGCGATCGATGCCTTGGCCTTAGCCTCCGACCTCACCTTGCCGATCCTGGACGTGAATAACGCCACCGGGACCTCACATTTACAGTTAGGACATTCAATTGATTGACTCATTCTTCCCTCCATTCTTTCCACTCTTTCCAGTTTTGTATCTCCCATTTCAGCAAAGGCTTGTCCTTCTGATTGCAGAAGTAGACAAACCTGTGCTTCCTAGTCCGCGGAACGATCACTGCTTCCTCCATGGTCCGCGAGTGCCTGCTGTGCTTGTTGCCTACCACCTTGTCCCCGGAAGATCTCTTGTCAGATAGTCCGGTATAGATCCAGTTCGTTGCCGAATAGATCATTCCATTATGCCCGGCCCCGGTATCTGCATAGCTAACCAGGATCAAGTACGGTCGCAACTTCGTTAACTCTCGAATGCTCCAGGATATGAATCTGCTCTCAGAATTCTTGGGGCACCGATCGTCGAGCCATAGCCTATTCAACTCATAGACCCTGGACGCATTCTCTGCCCCGCATATGCCCCTGCATAGATGGGGCGACGCGGGTTTGCCGAACGAGATAACGCCAAGCAGTTCACTGCCATGGAAGCATCCGAACGACCAGTTGCAAGGCACTGCCCGGTGCGCGTAGTGGTTTGCGACGACTACTTCATTCATCGTCTTCGACCCTATGGCCCGGAATTTAAGTTGGAGCGCAGAGGTAGGAATTGCACCTCCGTTCTCCCCTTGGAATAGGGGAAGTTCTACTACTGAACTATCTGCGCGTAAACTCACCATGTCCCCATCTCATCGATGAAAGCCATCTCCCTGTCCCGGCGCTTCTTCAGCACTGCCAGGAGCCTGTCCGTCATGTCGACCTCGAACAGCAAGACGTTCCCACCTATGCAACTCCCGCATCTGTTTAGATACTTCAAGATCTTGGGCCTTTTGCTGGAGTACTCATTGATCTCGCAGATTCCGTAATCGTTCCCGGACCGATAATACTTGCCCGGGACCATCTGCTCGAACGTTAGTTCACCTTCCTCTTCGGCGTAATACTTCATGGTTTCCTCCAGTACATTTTCCACATAAACACGGTGCACAATATTAAGCAAGGACTGAGTAGGATTAGCTCTGACATACAACCTCCTTCTTCCACTCGGTCGCCTTCAGGATCGAGGGCGCCTCGATGCCCAGGTAGAACTGGATGCCCTTTGTGTCCGTCACAAACTTCTTGCCCTTGTTGACTCCGTCGAGCACCTCGAAGACGAACGACTTGTTCGCCCGACCCCTGTATCCGCACAGGCGAGAAGTGCCCTTGGGGGTCTTAAACTCCTTGGTCAAGTGCTCCTCCTTTAGTCCGTCGAATCCATGGCGAACAATTGACCGCAAGTCCGCCAGGTCTTTGGTCACAATCTCTCCGCCCTCCTCAACTGACCGGACCTCCATCTTAAACGTGGCAGTGTCCGCGTTGTAGGTGCAGTTGCCTAGCTTGAGGTTGAACTGCTTGTTGACCTTGTTGAGCTCCGCCAGGAGCGGGTCAATCTGGTTACGAATTATGTTGAGTGTGTCTTTGTTGATCATGTTGTTGGTCTTTCTTGGTTATGAATTGCATTCACTGCACTTGCACTTGTCGACGCCTCTGAGAAAGCTGTAAGCCTCCTGGACGCTTGATTCATGGACCATGTGGGCCCCGGTCCCGGCATTATCTACCCAGCCTGGCTTGAGGTAGATCCAGAATCCGTCACCGTTGTCGCCAGTGCGCTCGATGTATTCCTTGACCTGGGGATCGTTCAGATCCGAACCGCGATAGTCGCGTTCGTCACTGATTGAATCTACCCGGTGGTCTCGCTTGATCTTTTCGATTAATTTACTTTCGTGCATGTTGGTTGGTCTTTCTTGGTTGGGGGTTAGCGTCCGAACTTGCCGAGCTTTTCTTCCTTAACAGCTTTTGAAAAGGCGACTGCACCGATTCTGAGGCTGTCAAAGTTTTCCTTGGTGGGATTCTTGGAGAACCTCTCCGCATCTTTTACAAGCGACTCGAGGCTAACTCCTACCGTGACAAGCAAGGAGTAGGCGCCGACCGAAAGATCTGATTCCTTATAGAAATGAAAACCCTTGTTGGCTAAGGCTACTACTTTGCGTCCCACATTCGCCCGGGACACTTTGGCGTTGGTTGTATTGGTGTTGCTCATGTTTGGAAATTAACCCATCTCATGGGTTATGTCTACAAGTATTTTCAATACAATGCGTAAGTTGTTGATATTGAATGAAATACTTTTTCTAAAAACCTTTGGTTGGAACGCGGTAAACCTCTCCAAACTGTGTTTTATCTTTCAGCAACTTACCGGACTTCACAAGACGCGTGAGATATCTCGAGAGAGTTCCCCGCGGAATTCCCATAGCAGGATCTGCTTTCTCCCACACATCCTTGAATGAAGATCCTTTCTCCTTGTCAACGCATGCCATCACTTCCTCGTCCTCGTATGCCTTCTTCGATCCTTCGGTTGGGCGCGCGTCGTCAGGATTAAATTCTGCCGTGCGTTTCATCAGCGGAAATTCCCACTGCACACAGAACGGATCGATCGGAGAAAAGTCTCTCATCGTTGGTTCGACAATTAAAACATTCTCTTCCTTGTGGGGATGCATGACGAAGATGCTGTCCGGGTCCCGAGCGAACACGGTACTGCCTGACATCTTATCAAACCCGGCCCTGTTTCCGTGGCCCTTGCTAAAGTGATGCCCGAACACGACGCTCGCGTTGGTTTCAACTGCAATGGAATCTACCTCATTCATCAACGTAGCCATTTCCCCGGCTGAATTTTCATCTCTCTCTCCGTACAACTTGTAGATCGGGTCGAAGCAGATCAGTCCAAACTCTCCGATCCTTAGCTGGTCGATTATCTTGGGCCGCAACGCACTCAGGTCCGCCGAGTGTCCTCGCAGATTCCAAACATACAACTGGTCGCTAGGGATCTGGATGCCTAATGCACGGCATACGGATCTAATCCTCTCCCGGAAAGAGTACTGCTGGATCTCAAAGTTAATGAACAGCACCCGCGTCTTGCGAGTGGGCATCTCCCAAAACTTCGTGCCCGACGCCACACATATCGCCAACTGTAATAGCGTCCAGGTCTTCATGCTCTTGCTGGTTCCGCCTAGCACCATCTTGCAACCGCGGTGCAGTGCTCCGAATATAATCTCCTCCGGCTTCTCAATCGGCAATTCGTCCAGGGCCCCCGCCTCCATGATGAGTGGGAGATTCCCACTGCCCCATGGCTTGCTGGCCCCGGCCAGGATGTTCCTAATATCTTCCGGGCATGCGTCCTGTTCTTCCATCGCACCGAGCGCCTTGAGCGCAGCTGTGTGCATGTTCCGCATACGCGTAGTCTTCCGCAACCTGGGCAACCAATAGTCCATCTTCGACGCGGACGTGATCGATCCAGACATAATCTTCAGACTAAATTCGTGCACATACTTCTGGTGCTCCTTCGCCACAAACTCGCCCATGGCGACAGCGTCAGGTGGCACACCGTCCCTCAACCCCCGGGCGACGCACCGGGCTACTGGTTGGTAGTAGTTGTGTGGGTCCAGGATCTCAGCCTTGTTCCTGTCCAGGATCGTTGGGTCAGTAAAGCATGCTGACAGCACTGCCCACTCAGCCTCGTTGTCCCGCGGAGGTCCGTAAGAGTCCGGGTTCATTTATATTGCCTTCCCCACATATTGCGCCAGGCAGTACCGCGCATCTCCACGATCACTTGCCAAACCTTGTCAGGAAAGATCCAGCACTTCTCGACCTGGAACTGTTCTGCCAGTTTCTTTAGTTCGTTAGGGACCGCGCACTTGTAGTCGTCGATCTTCATCGGTTCCCCTTTCTGGACTGATGGAACTTCCTGTGCTCGCTTTCGATGCACTTCTCAGGGGTCAACTTCTCCAGGCGCCGGACTACGTCGCGGTGGTCCACGTTGGCCCCGGCGACCATAAGCCATGTAGCCATAGGTTCACCGCGGACCGCGCGCACCAGTTCCTCGGACTCCGTATACGTTTTGTATCCGTCACCCTGCCAGGCAGTGCGTACTGGCTTGGCGATCTGTACTAAGCCGGACAGGATTCTCCTTCGGTTCAGTAGTTTAATATCTGAGATCATCTGTACGACGACCTCTCCTGCTAGTTGCCTGTACCGTTCGGTCAGGTCTCCTTTCGTGAGTCTGGTTGATTGCATTGCGGGGTTCCTTTCGTTG